CTCCTGAGGAGGAGCCGTTGCGCAGTGCACCACCCATGCGAAAGCATGATTTGATCTTCGGATCAAAGCAACCAAAGGAGCTTTTCCTTGTTCATTAGTAGCGGTACATCTAGGAGGCGAACGCTTCCTGGACCTTCTTTCTCAATCCGAGAAAGAACCACAAACACCTCTGACGGGATCCATTTTTATTGGTATCCTTGGTCAAAGGCTGTGAGTATCGCTACTGGTGGGACTCAGATAACTGAGTCGGATTACAATCGTTGGCCTCTCCCTAAAGAGAAGCCAACAGAGGATCACGGTTCAGAGTTTTATACTCTGAAACAGGAAGTGATTACGAGTAAATTCCCGTATTCACAACTGTACTTTCGTTATCCAGCTTTTCCCGATTATAAGGGAATCCTGGAAGGTTCGCTCATTGCGAACTGTTTCGATGTCCGTGCTCCTTATGGTTCACCTCTTAAAACGGGTGAGTCGCTTTTGCCTCTGAAGTATTCCTTCCCACCTGATCTGTCCTCTACAAGGGCAGCTCTAAATGTGAAGGGTGCTACAGCGGTGGCGGCTTGCTCGCCGGTGAACCAGATTGCTAACGCTGCTTCCTCGATTGGAGAACTTCTTCAAAAGCACGGAGTCCCAAACATTCCGGGGCTCCGCCTTTTGAGAAGCCGTCTTGTTGCATTACAGACGGTAGCTAAATTCGGCGAAGAGTTTCTCAACGTCGAGTTTGGCATTCTTCCAACTATCAGTGACGGACGTTCCCTTTTGAAGGGGATGGCCGAAATTGATATTCGTGTCGACCAATTCATTCGTGATTCTGGTCGAGACGTTCGTAGGAAGTTTGTGTTTCCCAAGGAAATAACTGTCTCAGACACCATTCTCGGTGACCGGTATAGCCCTCTTGGAGTAGCAGTAGCAAATACTGCTCCTCTTAAGGCTGTTCCCGGTTTTCCGAGTGATGTAACTGGTGTCCCTGGCAGTTTTCCAGCGTTCGAGACCAGGCGTAGACGGACCGTTGAACGTGAAACTTGGTTCAGCGGAGCCTTCACTTATCACATTCCGGATTCGTACGATACGAATTCGAAGTCTGATCGGAGGAGGCTGATGGCTAAGCTCCTCGGAGCTCAGCCTGATTTGAATACGCTCTGGCAGCTCGCACCCTGGAGCTGGGCTATAGACTGGTTTAGCGATGCGGGGACTTTTGTAAAGAACCTGCAAAGCTATCTCAGCTATGGCTCGATTCTGCGTTACGGGTACGTGATGGAAACAACAACCGTCACTGATACCTTTTACGCAGGGAATAAGATTACCACTAATTTTACTGGTAATCTTAGGTTGGATGGTTCTCATCCTCCCTGGCCCGTCGTCACTCCCATAACTCTTCGCACAACTGTGAAGAAGAGAGTGAAGGCGAATCCCTTCGGTTTTGGCATTAGTTGGGATGGTTTATCACCAGTCCAACTTGCCATTGCGGCTGCTCTTGGTATTACCAGAGTAGTCAGGTAGGTTCACTGCCCCATCAACGTACGAGGAGTACGTCAATGTTCACAGATCCTCTGACCCTCACCCCGGGGGCGGCTTTCGACGCGGGTGTGGTGACTCTTCCCAGAGTTTCACAATCTGGGACGATCTCCATTTACCGCGCCGGACCGCTTACCGTGGCTGCTGGGTCACTTCTCTCAGTCACCGCTTCCCATCAAATGGGTAAGCGGATCAGGAGAGTCCTTCGCTGTGATTACAGCGACAATGCAGGTTCTACCCTGATCTCGGGGACAACGGCACCTCGTAGCATGTCATGCTACGTTGTGTTCGATGTTCCTTCGGCCGGGCAGTTCTCTGCAACGGACCAACTCGCACTCTTTAACGGCCTCAAGGGCACGTGGAGTGCGGGTACAGACGCTGTCATGAAAAAGTTGCTGGGTGGCGAAAGCTAACCCATGCATCTCTTCTGGCATCGTCTGGTGGTCAGGAGTGACCGTTGGCTTAGGATGCTGACCTCTATTAGGAGGCAACATGAAAAGCCTAATTGTACTCTGGACCAAGATCGCCGAAGATCTGGCGATTAGGTGCTGCACTAGTGCCCACCACGACATTACATATGTCGAGGAGCGATCGAATCATGAAGGCTTATCGTTTCTTACGATTAGTCTTCCTGGCTTTGGACAAGACTTTGAGTACTGTCTTGACCAGAGTCGTGTGGACGACACCGCTTTTCGTTCTTTTAAGAAAAGCGGGCATCTCCCTGCATTTCTGCAAGGTTTTGCTCGTCTCATATTCGATCGTCGTACTGGTGTCTTACTTGACGAACCAAATGTTGCGGCGATTCAAGCCATACGACAGCTAACGCTGTTTTTTGGTAAGATTCACCACGACTGTGCGCCTAAGAGAATATCGAAGGCGTACAATGAGTTTGTCAAGTGTGAGCAGGAAGTCGGAGAATGGGGAGCCTCATTCCCTTTCAAAGTTTCTAACTTTGAGAGGGTCTCCTCACTCTTGTTTTCGAGCCTGTTTTCCGCTGTAGATAGCGATATCTACTACGGGAGGCTGCGCCCGAAGCATGGTCCTGGTGCGACTGCTGATTCTCTTTACGGGAATCAAAAGTTCGACCAGACTACATGGCCATGCCGCCTTGAGCCATACTTTCCTTTCGGAGAGATGGTTCTGCCAAACTGGTCCTTTTGGGAACAGCTTGGAGAGGTCGACTTCCTCGAACCCGGAGCGGAAACACCCGTTAAGGTTGTTGACGTTCCTAAAACGATGAAAGCTCCCCGGATAATCGCCATTGAGCCAACTGCTATGCAATATGCACAGCAGGCGGTTCTTGGTG